GAACCGCCCGCCGAAGGTGGCCGAGCAGACGCTGCCTTCGACCTGGGAGATGCCGTCCTTCGCCAAAGACGAGCGCCCCGACCATCCGACGCCGAAACCGCTGGACGCCTTCGGCATTCCGATGCGCCAGCACGTCGCCCGCGGCGGGCTCTGCTACGAGCCGTTCTCGGGCTCGGGCTCGCAGATCATGGCGGGCGAGGCCAATGGCCGCCGCGTCTTCGCGATGGAGATCAGCCCCGCCTATGTCGACGTCGCCATCGAGCGCTGGCAGGCCGAAACTGGCAAGACCGTCATCCTCGACGGCGACGGCCGGACCTTCGCCGAGGTGCAGGCCGAGCGGCTGGGCGACAAGGCCGATGCCGCTGGCTGATGGCCGTCTACTACAACGATGCCGATCCCGCGGCCTGCGCATGGCTGCGGGAGCCGATCGCCGCCGGGCTGCTGCCGGATGGCGACGTGGACGAGCGGTCCATCCTGGACGTGGAGCCCGCCGACCTGCGCGGTTTCGCACAGTGCCATTTCTTCGCCGGGATCGGCGGCTGGCCCTATGCGCTGCGCCTCGCGGGCGTTGCCGGGGACCTGTCCGTCTGGACCGGCTCTCCGCCCTGCCAGCCCTTCAGTCAGGCCGGGCAGCGCAAGGGACAGGACGATGACCGCCATCTCGCTCCGGCCTTCGTGCGCCTCGTCGCGGCCTGCCGGCCGGAGCTCGTCTTCGGCGAGCAGGTCGCCAGCGCGGCAGTGCTCGGACCGGTTGGCAGCGCGGCTCGAACAGCGGCTGCGGATCCGGCTGGCTGGGCGTGGTTCGACGCTCTGGCCGCTGACCTGGAAGCGGCATCTTACGCCGTCGCGGCGGCCGATCTGCCGGCTGCGGGCATCGGCGCGCCGCACATCCGCCAGCGCCTGTTCTTCGGCGCCGTCGCGCTGGAGCCGGGCGGGCTGGGCGACAGCCTCGGCACGGGATCACAAGGACGGATCGGAATGCCGGGCGGTGCCGATCAATGCGCTGCTCGACCGGCAGGTCTGGCTGGCGGGCTGGCCGACGGCAATGGCGGGCTCGCCCGCGACGGCAGCGTACAATGCGGCCGGCAACACCGATGCGAGCCGCAGGACGGTGAAGCTGGTGGATTGGTCGAAGACGCCGACCCCGCCGGGACCGATGCGACGGACGGCGTCTGGCGAGATCCGGACTGGCTCCTCTGCCGCGATGGCCGCTGGCGCCCCGTTGAGCCCGGAACATTCCCGCTGGCTGATGGGATATCCGGCCGCATGGGGCTCCTGCGGGGATACGGCAATGCGATCGTGCCGTCGCTCGCGGCGGAATTCGTGACGGGGTTTCTGGAAAGCGTGCCGGAGGAAGTGGGATGAGGCAGAGCCGCGTCATGTCCATGATCGAAGCCGTGACGAATGTCGTCGTCGGCTATGGTCTGGCCATCGCTACGCAGATCGTCGTCTTCCCGTGGTTCGGGATCGAGACCGGTCTCGCGGAGCACATGACCATCGGCCTCGCCTTCACCGGTGTGTCGCTGGCGCGCGGCTACCTGCTGAGGCGGCTGTTCGAGGCGCTCCGCGTCGGGGAGTGGCGACGTCTCTGGCGACGGCCATAGGTGGGCACCAAAGCGCAGGAACCGGGTCGCCCTTCAGGATCGGGTCGCCTAATCTCGACGCGGAAACAAGGACGGAGAGCGGGGTGATGACGTTTCAGATCGAGGCACTGGATCATGCGAAGTTCGCGCACCTGTTCAGCCTCTCGGACGACGAACTGGCCGCCCGCCGCGCCGTCCGTGTCGTGGCCGATGCGAGCCCGGGCTTCCCTTGTCGGGTGAGCCTGCAGGATGCCGAGGTCGGCGAGACCTTGATCCTGTTCAATTACCGGCATCTGGATGTCGAATCCCCCTACGCGGCCGCACACGCGATTTTCGTTCGCGAGCGAGCCCGGCAGGCGCATCCGAAACCCGGAGAGGTCCCTGCAGTGCTGTCTTCGCGGCTGCTATCGGTGCGGGCCTTCGATGTGCGCGGGTTCATGGTCGATGCCGATGTGATCGACGGTGGAGACCTCGGGCCCAGGCTCGAGCAGATGTTCACAGACCAGGGCGTCGCCTTCATCGACATCCATAATGCGAAACCCGGCTGCTTCGCGGCACGCAGTGTCAGGGTGCCCGCTGACTGATGGCGCGGGGATCGGCCGGCGTCGGCAGTCACCACAGGTCGTCCGGGTCCGTGTCGCTACGAGTTTTACATGCCTGATCGCGTCGCACTATTTTCGCTGCTCGTCCCCGACTACGAAGACGCTCTGGCGTTTTTCCTGCGCATCGGGTTCGAGTGCCGTGAAGATTCCGATCTCGGCGATGGGAAGCGGTGGATAAGAATTGCTCCACGCGGCGGCGAAACCGAGATCCTGCTCGCTCGCGCAGTCGGTGATCGTCAAAATGCGGCCATCGGCCAGCAGGGCGGCGGTCGGGTCTGGCTCTTTCTGCAAACTGCGAACTTCGAGGAGGACTACCTGCGCATGCAGGCTGAAGGCGTTGTTTTCGAATCCGCTCCGCGTGATGAGCCGTATGGGCGCGTGGTTGTCTGGGTCGATCCGTGGGGAAATCGCTGGGATCTGATCGGATCCGTCGACGTAGATCGGAACCGGACCGGCGACTGACGGGCTGTTGCAGTTTCTCGATCCCCGCTTCGCATGACGAGAAACTGCCGCCCCCAAGGGACGGCAGCGATGAACTGGTCGAGTGGGTCACTCGGCGGGGAGTTTGTACACGCGCCCCCGGTTTTCGACCTTCTCCGAGGTGACTTCGAGCCCGAGCTTCTTCTTGAGCGCGCCGGCGAAGGCGCCTCGGACCGTGTGCGGCTGCCATCCCGTGGCGGCGACGATCTCGTCGACGGTCGCGCCGCCGTCGGCGCGGAGCATCGCGATCAGTTTCGCCAGCTTGGTGCCCGAGCGCGGTGCGCGCGCCTTGGGCGCGGGGTCGGTCTCGGAGCGTGCGTCCTGCGCGGCCTCCGAATTCGGCGCGTCGTCGACGCTCGTGGGCACGCTGTCGTCCCCTTCCGGCTCGACGCCGATGGCGGCGAGTCCCGCATCGGTGATGTGAAGCAGGATGGCGCTGCCGTCCGCATCGTTGCGCCAGATCCGGTTGAGCGCCGCGTCGGCCTTGGTCCGGCTGTCGGTCGTGGTCTCGGCGATCAGCCCGCGCTTCAGCATCGCGCCGACCACCTTGGCGGCGGCGCCGCCGCGGAGAGAGCCGGGAAGCGGCAGGACATTGCGGTCGTCGCGCTGCGCGGCGGCGCTGAGGATCACGAGTTGGGTGTCGGAAAGCTTGGTCATGGGGTCGTCTCCTTGGTCGGGGCCGCGACATGCGGCGCCTTCTACGACCCGTTCGCCCGACTTACGCGGCCCCACTGGGGCCACGGTTCGGGCTCACCGCGCAACGGCGCGGCAGGAGTTCCGGCGTTGCCGGAGCTCAGATCAGGCCGAGGTCGCGCAGGAGCGCGGCAGCGTCGGGCAGCCGATCCGTCGCCACGTCGATGGCTATGGTCATGCTGTCGGCGGTGAGGCGTGCGGGAATGTCCGCCTCCACGCGGAGCGCACTCGCGATCTCGTCGAGGACGACGGGGATTTGGCTGGCATCCCAAGGCTCGTTCAGGCCGCGGATGGCGATGCGTATGGTGCTGGTTTCCATGGTGCGCGCTCCCGTTACTCGGCGTGCTCGCCCTCGCCGAAGGCGCTGTCGGTGATGCGCTTCAGCAGGCTGGCGTAGTGTTCGAGGGTGCCGACCATGGCCCAGCCCACCTCGTCGGGGGCGCAGTTGAAATGGTCGTCGCTGAGCGCCTGCAGGCGGGCGAGCATCTCGTCGATCTCGGCCTTCTTGCCGATGAAGGCGTTCAGAGCCGCCTCCTTGTTCCGGCGCGCCTTCTCGGCGCGGAGTTCGTGACGCGGCGTGGTGATCGGGTTCAGGCGCGTGGTCATCGGGGTGGCTCCTTGGGTCTGCGCTATCGCTGCGCTGCTTGAGCGCGGTGGTGAGTTGCATCGTCCTCGTGGATCCAGGTTCGCTCCGGCGCGGAGGCTTATCAACTCAATAAGAACATGATTTCGCATGATAATCGGAGCGCGGCATGGAGGGTCTGAGCGAGCGCCAATACGCCGCCCGGGTCGGTCTCTCGCGTGGGGCAATCCAGAAGGCGAAGGCCGCCGGCCGCCTCGTGCTGCACGCAGACGGGAGCATCGACGCCGACGCCAGTGACGCCCGCCGCGCCGAGACGACGGACCCATCCAAGACCCGCAAGCCGCCCCAGCCGAAGCGCAAGCCCGTGCCGGAGGCGGCGGTGTCAGCTGTCGGCGACACCCTGAAGGAACAGGGCCTGGCTGCGCCGGCCACGGGCGGCGGCACGACCTTCCTGCAGGCCAAGACGGCCAACGAGGTGCTGAAGGCGCAGGAACGGCGCATTCGGCTGCAAAAGCTCAAGGGCGAGCTGATCGATCGCGCCCGCGCGCTTGCGCTGGTGTTCCGGCTGGCGCGGCAGGAGCGCGACGTCTGGGTCAACTGGCCGGCACGGGTGGCCGCGCTGATGGCGGCCGATCTGGGCGTCGAACCGGCCGCCATGCAGAAGGCTCTGGAGAAGCATGTCCGATCCCAGCTCGACGACCTCGCCGAGATCCAGCCGGATCTCCGCTGAGGACGCGGACGCGCTGGCCTTCGACGGGGCCAGGGATGTCCTGCGGGCGTGGCTCGCTGGGCTGCGGCCCGACCCGGACCTGACGGTGTCCGAATGGGCCGACCGGCACCGCAAGCTGTCGTCGCGCGCCTCGGCCGAGCCGGGTCAATATCGCACGCTACGCACGCCCTACATGCGCGAGATCATGGATCGGCTATCGCCCGGCGATCCGACCCAGCGGGTCGTGTTCATGAAGGCCGCGCAGGTGGGTGCGACGGAGGCTGGCAACAACTGGATCGGCTTCGCCATCCACCAGGCGCCTGGGCCGATGCTCGCGGTCCAGCCGACGGTGGAGCTGGCCAAGCGCAACTCGCGCCAGCGGATCGATCCGCTGATCGAGGAAAGCCCGGAGCTGCGGGAGCGGATCAAGCCCGCGCGCTCCCGCGACGCGGGCAACACGATGCTGTCCAAGGAGTTCGCGGGCGGCATCCTGATCATGACGGGGGCGAACTCGGCGGTCGGGCTGCGGTCTACGCCGGCGCGCTACATCTTCCTCGACGAGATCGACGCCTATCCCGCCTCGGCCGACGAGGAAGGCGATCCGGTCACGCTGGCCGAGGCGCGCTCGCTGACCTTCGCACACCGGCGCAAGGTCTTCCTGGTCTCGACGCCGACGATCCGGGGGCTGAGCCGGATCGAGCGGGAGTTCGAGGCGTCCGACCAGCGCCGGTTCTTCGTGCCGTGCCCTTCCTGCGGCGCCATGCAGTGGCTGAAGTTCGAGCGCCTGCGCTGGCAGAAGGGCCGGCCGGAGACGGCGGAGTATCAGTGCGAGGGCTGCGACCGGCCCATCGCGGAGCACAACAAGACGGGAATGCTCGAGCGCGGCGAATGGCGCGCGACCGCCGAGGCGGCGGATCCCGGCACCGTCGGCTATCACCTCTCGGCGCTCTATTCGCCGGTGGGCTGGCTCGGCTGGGACCGGATCGCGCGCGCCTGGGAGGCGGCCCGAGGCTCCGACGAGGCGATCAAGGCGTTCCGCAACACGGTGCTCGGCGAGACCTGGGTCGAGACCGGCGAGGCGCCGGACTGGCAACGGCTGGCGGATCGCCGCGAGGCGTGGCCCTCGGGCACGGTGCCGGCGGGCGGCCTGTTCCTGACCGCCGGGGCCGACGTGCAGAAGGACCGGATCGAGGTCGATGTCTGGGCGTGGGGCCGCGGGCTGGAAAGCTGGCTCGTCGATCATGTCGTCATCGAGGGCGGGCCGGGCGATCCGGCCTGCTGGCAGCGGCTCACCGATCTGCTGGGGCGCACATGGTCCCATGCCTTGGACGAGCACCTGACCATCGCGCGGCTCGCGATCGACACCGGGTTCGAGACCAGCGCGGTCTATGGCTGGGCGCGACAGGTGGGGTTCGCACAGGTCGCGCCGGTGAAGGGGCTCGACGGGTTCAACCGCGCCAGCCCGGTGACGGGGCCGACCTATGTGGACGCGACCGTCGCGGGCAAACGCCTGCGGCGCGGCGCGCGGCTGTGGTCCGTGGCCACGGCGACCTTCAAGGCCGAGACCTACCGCTTCCTGCGGCAGGATCGGCCGACCGCGGAAGAGGTCACGGCCGGTGCACCGTTTCCGCCGGGAACGGTGCACTTGCCGGACTGGGCGGACAGCGAATGGCTCAAGCAGCTGACGGCCGAGCAGCTGGTCACGGTGAAAGGCAAGCGCGGCTTCTCGAAGCTCGAATGGCAGAAGCTCCGCGAGCGCAACGAGGCGCTGGACTGCCGGGTCTACGCCCGCGCCGCCGCCTGGATCGCGGGCGCCGACCGATGGTCGGAGGCTCGCTGGCAGGACCTGGAGCGGCAACTGGCGGTGGAGACGGCCGGGACGGACGGCGAGGCACCAGCGAAGCCCGCGCCCCGCCCGGCGTCCCGGCGGCGGACGCGGCGGTCGAGCTACATGTCCTAGGTGGGCTAGAGCCCCTCGACGGCGCGCAGTCGCTCGGTCGCGTCGATGACGCCGGTCACGTCCCAGATCGCGTCGCGCAACAGGAATTTGTGGCTGTTCGTGTGCTCGATGAACTTCGAGTGGTCGCGCACGACTCGGGCCGGGATCAGGGCGGCCCGCATGACCCTGTATTCATCGTCGAAGAGGACGGCGGCCAGGATGTCGAAACCGTCCGGATCGCGGATCGCGGACAGTTGCCGCGAACCGTTGCGCCGGTGAATGCGGCGTCCCTTGATCTGATACCGGGTCCCGTCTTCGCCCGTGGCGTCGAAGGCTTTTGCGGAGTTGTTCTCCTGGTCCCAGCCGAAGGCGGCGCAGAACAGGTATTCGGCAAGATCGCCGGTGGGATTGTTCGCGGAGCGAAGAACGTTCCTCGCCCGCAGCTCCTCGATGGTCGCGGCGTGAAGGGAGAGGAGTTCGGCGATCGATCTGCTGGCGAGAGAGTCCATGCCATCCTTATGGCCGAGCCGCGCCGTGACCGCCACCGGCGCGTGGTGAGTGCGGCGTCAATTGGCCCGTATCAACAGGGTGAGGTGATCCATGACCGCTGTGACGGAGCTCCGCGCCCGCCGCGACGCGCTCTCGGCGCAGCGGTCCTCGGGCGTGGCGCGGGTCAGCTACGACGGCAAGACAGTCGAGTATCGCAGCGTCGCCGAGATCGACCGGGCGCTCGAGGCGCTGGATCGCGAGATCGCGGCGGCGGAGGGCCGGCGGATCGTCCGGCAGCTGCGCGTCACGACGACGAAGGGGCTGTGATCCATGGGGCTGTTCGACCGGTTTCGCCGCTCCGCCCAGAGCGGCCCCGCCGGCGTGCGCGCGCGCCTGGAGGGCGCGATGTCCCGGCGCCGACTGCGAGGCTGGAACCCGCCGCTGGAGAACATCAACGCGCTCGTGGCCTCGGGTGGCCCGAAGCTGCTGGCGCGGGCGCGCGAACTGGTGGTCACCAACGGCTACGCCGCCAATGCCTGCGAGGCCTTTGCCGCCAACCTCGTGGGCGACGGCATCAAGCCCTCGTCGCTGATCGACGACGCGGCGCAGCGCGACCGCGTCCAGCGGCTCTGGCTCGCCTGGACCGACGAGGCCGATGCCGACGGGCTGACCGACTTCTACGGCCTGCAGGCCATGGTCGCGCGCGAGATGTTCGTCGCCGGCGAGTGCTTCGTCCGGCTGCGGCCGCGCCGGGCCGAGGACGGGCTGCTGGTCCCGCTGCAACTCCAGCTTCTCCAGTCCGAGATGCTACCCTTCGAGAAGACCGAGACGGCTTTGAGCGGCAACCGCATCCGCTGCGGGATCGAGTTCGATGCCATCGGCCGGCGCGTCGCCTACCACTTTCGCCGCACGCATCCGGGCGACAGCACCGACCGGCGCGTGGCGGTCCCCGAGACGGTGCGCGTGCCGGCCGAGGACGTGCTGCACATCTACCGCCCGCTCGATGCCGGGCAGATCCGCGGCCTGCCGCATGTCGCGCCCGCGATGGTGCGGCTGTTCCTGCTAGACCAGTACGACGACGCCGAGCTCGATCGGAAGAAGACCGCGGCGATGTTCGCGGGCTTCATCACCAAGACGGCGCCCGAAGAGCCGATGATGGGCACGGAGGAGGCTGATCCCGACGGCGCGGCCATCGCGAGCCTCGAGCCCGGCACGCTGCAGGTGCTGCTGCCCGGCGAGGACGTGAAGTTCTCGAGCCCTGCCGATGTCGGCAGCAGCTACGAGGCGTTCCAGTACCGGACGCTGCTGGGTGTCTCGGCCTCGCTGGGGCTGCCCTATCACCTGGTCACCGGCGATGTCCGCCAGGCCAACTATTCCAGCCTGCGGGCCGAGCTCGTGGAGTTTCGCCGGCGGGTGCAGCAGCTCCAGCACGGGGTGATCGCGCATCAGCTCTGCCGTCCGGTCTGGGCGCGCTGGCTGGAGACGGCGCGGCTGGCGGGCCGGCTGGACCTGCCCGACCCGGCGGCGGCGCGCATGGTGCAGTGGATCCCGCCCCGCTGGGACTGGGTCGATCCGCTGAAAGACATCCAGGCGCAGGTGCTGGCGATGGAGGCCGGCATCACCTCGCGGCGCAAGGTGGTCGAGGCCACCGGCTACGACGTCGAGGAAGTCGACCGCGAGAACGCGACGGACACGGCGCGCGCCGAGGGGCTCGGCCTCAGCTACCGCACCAGCCCGGGCGATACACAAGGAGCGCGTGCGACCCCGGCGACGCGGCCCGATCCGGGCGACGGGGCGGACAACGGCAGTGGCAGTGACGGCGCCACCGAACAGGAGTGACATCATGAAGAGCTGGTACACGATCCGCGCCCGGACGGGCGGCGCGGAAGTGCTGATCTATGACGAGATCGGCGCCTATGGCGTCTCGGCCAAGGGCTTCCTCGCCGAACTGGGCGCGCTGCCGGATGACGCGGCCATCGACCTGCGCCTCAACAGTCCGGGCGGGTCTGTCTTCGATGCCGTCGCCATCCACAACGCGTTGAGCCGCCATGCCGGCACGGTGACCGTCTGGATCGACGGGATCGCGGCCTCGGCGGCGAGCTACGTCGCCATGGCGGGCGATGCGATCGTCATGCCGGAAAACGCCTTCCTGATGATCCACGACCCCTCCGGCCTCGTCATGGGCACGGCGGCGGACATGCGCGAGATGGCCGGGACGCTCGACAAGATCGCGGCCGGCATGGTGCGTGGCTACGCAGCGAAGTCCGGCAAGCCGGAGAACGAGATCGCGGCGCTGATGGCGGCGGAGACCTGGTTCTCGGCAGCCGAGGCGCTCGAGGTGGGGCTTGCCACACAGCTGGCCGAGCCCGTGCGCATCGCCGCCAGCTTCGACATCGCCCGGTTCCGGAACGCGCCGCGCGAGTTGATCGAAGTGGTCGAGACCGCCGATCCGGACGACGCCACGACGGATTCCAATATCGTTGAAGACGCCAACGATGTCGCGCTGGCGCGCGATGCCGCACCGCAGCCCGAGGCGAACGATCCGGACAACACGGAGACAGACGCCGCCGCGGGCCCCGACCCCGGGGCCATCCGCGCCGAGGCCATCGCCCATGCCCGGGCCGTCGTCGATCTTTGCCGCCTCGCGGGCCAGCCGCAGATGGCCGGGCGCTTCCTCGAGGAGGACGCCAGCCTCGACGCGGTGCGCGCCGCGCTGCTGGATGCCCGCGCCGAGACGGCACCCGAGATCACGCCCCATCACCCGCAACCCGGGCGCAGCGCCGCGACCCGCCCCTGGGGCGACGTCATCGCCCGCACCTTCAAGCTCAAGGGATAAGACACCATGACCACGCTGACAGAAGGCACCCATCCCGGCGGCTTCCTCGTCTGGGAAGCCCATCGGGACTACACCCGCGAGACGATCACCGTCGCCTCCGGAACGCTCGCCCCCGGCACCGTGCTGGGCCAGATCACTGCCTCGGGCAAATACGCCGCGCACGATCCGAATGCCACCGACGGGACAGAGACCGCGGTGGCCGTGCTCTGGGGCAAGGCGGATGCGAGCGGCGGCGACGCGCCGGCCGTCGCGGTGGTCCGCGGCCCCGCCATCGTCAACCGCCACGACCTCGTCTTCGCTGGCACGCCGAGCGATCCCGAAATCGCCGCCGCCCACACGGCGCTCCTCGCCGCCGGCATCCTCGTCCGCTGATCGCGCATCCCCACACCATCCCTGATCCGGAGGCATCAACATGGCCACCATGGACATCTTCGAAGGCGATGCCTTCACCATCGTCGAGCTCACCCGCGCGCTCGAGAACATCCCCTACAAGCCCGCGATTCTGTCGGGCGCGAACCTCTTCGGCGCCCGCGGCGTGCGCGCGCGCACCGTCATGATCGAGAGCCGCGACGGCACGCTGTCGCTCATCCCGTTCTCGGAACGGGGCTCGGCCTACGAGTCCCAGATCCCCGAACGCCGCGAGATGCGTGCCTTCGTCTGCCGGCAGTTCAAGAAACAGGACGTGCTCTGGGCCTCGGAGATCCAGTCCATCCGCGATTTCGGCTCCGAGACTGCGGTGCAACAGGTGCAGGCCGAGGTCGCGCGCAAGCTGGGCCGGCTCAGGAACAACGCCGAGGCCACCTTCGAGTTCCACCTTTTCAACGGCATCCAGGGCGTCGTGAAGGACCCCAGGGACGGCGCCACCGTGATCGACTACCACGCGGAGTTCGGCATCACGCCCGCGGCGGAGGTCGACTTCGATCTCGACAACACTTCCCCGGCCTCGGGCGCGCTGCGCAAGCGCTGCCAGGCGCTGATCGAGAGCGTCGAGGACAGCCTTGGCGGGCTGGCCGCCGGCCAGGTGCAGATCCGTGCCGAATGCGGCTCGGCCTTCTTCGCCGATCTCGTGGCCCACAAGGAGGTGCGCGAGACCTACCTCAATACCGCCGCGGCGGCCGATCTGCGCGGCCGCGTGGGCGAGGAGGTCAGCTTCGGCGGCATCACCTTCCGCCGCTACCGGGGCGGGCTCGGTTTCGGCGTGCCCACCGACAAGGCGTACTTCTATCCCGAAGGCGTCGAGGGGCTGTTCGAGATCTACTACGCCCCCGCCGACACCTTCGAGACGGTCAATACCGTAGGCCTGCCGCTCTACGCACGCATGATCCCGGATCGCGACCGCGACGAGTGGGTGCGGCTCGAAATCGAGTCCAACCCGCTACCGATCTGCACCCGCCCGCAGGTGCTCCGCAGCGCGCGGCGGACCTGATGACCGCCGTGGCCATGGCGCTCGAGGCGCTCTTCGCGGATGACAACATCGCCCGCGACGCCGTCTACACCCCCGACGGTGGCGCGCCCGTCCTCCTCCGCTTGGTCACCCGCCGCGCGGACGAGACCACCGGCTTCGGCGATGCGCGCATTTGGTCGGAGACCACACGCGTCGATCTGCGCGTGGCAGAGGTTACGAACCCACGCCCCGGCGACCGCATCGAGATCGACGGCGAGGCCTTCCTCATCCAGGGCGAGCCCGTCCGCGACCGCGAGCGGCTCGTCTGGACCGTGGACCTGCGCCCGGCCTGACCGGCATGAAGCTGAAGCTCGATGTCACGCCGGACCTCGCCGCGCTCATGGCTGCGGAGATCAAGGCGGGCGAGCGTGCGGTGACAACGGCGATGCGCGAGGCCGGCGGGCAGCTCAAGGCCGACTGGCGCCGCCAGATCACCGGCGCGGGGCTGGGCCAGCGGCTCGCCAGGAGCATCCGCGCGGAGACATGGCCCAAGGGCACCACCAGCATCGGCGCGGCGTCGCTGGTCTGGTCCAAGGCCCCC